CCCGGACTACGTGGACCGGCGCATCACCGAGATCAAGTTGCTCGAGGCGTCGGTCGTGTGGGCGGGCGCCAACGACGCCACTGTCGCCACGATCGCCCGGGCGAAGCACGCCGTCGCCGAGGCCCGTGCCGCTGCCCGTCCCCTGATCTCCGCCCGGACTCGGGCACAGCTCCTCGCCGAGGCCGCCCGCCTTCGCGTCTGAACCCTCACCGCCGGCCGACGCGCCGACAGCCACGCCGGACCCTCACGGGCACCACCTGGCCGTCACCCGCCGCCACCGCGAGGGCGACCCACCCACTCTTTCCGTCCCCTGGAGGACTCCCGCCATGTCCCTCATCGAGCAGGTGCGAGCTCGTCTCGCCGACATCCACGCCCGCCGTTCCGCCATCGCGGACGAGCTCGAGGCGATCGCCACCGACCCGGAGGCCCGTGGCCTCGCCGACGACGAGGCGATCACCGCCCGTCTCACCGAGCTGCGCGCCGAGCGCGACGAGCTGGCAGCCAACGAGTCGGAGGCCCGTCAGCGGCTCGCCGACCTGGAGCGCGACGCCGCCGAGCGCGCGCAGCTTCGCGCCACCCTGGCCGTCGCCGCTCCGGCGTCGACCGGCGGCGCCGTCGTCCGTCGCGAGGAGCGCACCTACAGCCGTGACGCCGAGCGGCGTGGCGTGTCGTTCGTGGCCGACGTCGTCGCCCGCCTCGAGGGCGACTTCGACGCGTCGCAGCGTCTCGGCCGCCACATGTCCGAGGAGCGGGTCGAGCGCGGCCACTACCTCGAGTCCCGTGCGGTCGGCACCGGCGCCTACGCCGGGCTGACGGTCCCGCAGTACCTCACCGACCTCGTGGCGCTCCCGGCGCGGGCGATGCGGCCGCTGGCCGACATCTGCACCAACCGGACCCTGCCCGGCGCGGGCATGTCGGTGAACATCAGCCGGATCACGACCGGCGCCAGCGCCGCCGTGCAGGCGACGGAGAACACCAACGCCTCCGAGACCGACCAGGACGACACGCTCCTGACCGTGCCGGTGGTGACCATCTCCGGCCGTCAGACCGTGTCCCGTCAGGCCGTCGAGCGCGGCACCGGGATCGACGACGTGATCCTCGGCGACCTCGTCAACGCCTACCACACCACGTTGGACTCGCAGCTCCTGAACGGCTCCGGCGGTTCCGGCGAGCACCAGGGCCTCCAGACCCTGTCGGGCGTGGTCGGCGTGACCTTCACCAACGGTGCGCCCACCGCGGCGCTGCTGTGGCCGAACCTGTTCAATTTGATCAGCCAGGTGCAGTCCGGCGTGTTCGCCGGCGTCACGCACTTCGTGATGCACCCGCGGCGGTTCTGGTGGATCGCCTCCAACGTCGGGACCTCGTTCCCGTTCGTGCAGCTGTCGGGTTCGGCGGCGCAGACCGGCGGCAACGTCGCCGGCACCGCCTACGGGCAGGGCGCCAGCGGCATCCTGGCCGGCATCCCGGTGATCGTGGACGGCAACGTCACCACGACCAACAACACCACGCAGGACGTCATCTACGGCGTCACCGCGTCGGAGCTGCACCTGTGGGAGGACCCGCAGGCGCCGCTGTTCATCCGGGCCGAGCAGCCTAAGGCGATCTCGCTCGGGATCGACCTGGTCGTCTACGGGTACTCGGCGTTCACCGGCGGCCGCTACCCCGGCGCCCACGGCCGCATCAGCGGGTCCGGCCTTACCACGCCGACTTTTTAGGCTAGAGGGGCTAGCGACTCCGACCTTCTGCTACCTTCTGCCACGTGCAGACGTGTGGGAGTTGCAAGGAGTCGCTGCCCTACGCCTCGTTCTCGCCTTCGTACAGAGGCAGGAACGGGACTTGGTGCCGGGGATGCTTCGCTGCGTACAAGCGTGGCGAGCGCATCCCCGGCGCTATCCCGAGCAGGATGTGCGTCGTCTGCGGCGTGTGGTACTCGCCTGCTCAATTGAAGGCCAGCGTCTACTGCTCCCGGTCATGCAAGGACGACGCCAAGAACCGTCGAACGCGCGAGGCGCTCGAGCAGTCGAAGCCGGATCGGGCTTGCACCTGGTGCGGGGAAGCACTGCTCAAGACGAAGCGTGCGGACGCCAAGTTCTGCTCGGTGCAGTGCATGGACCGAGCACACAGCGTCACTCGCAGGGCGGCTCAGCGCGCTGGTCTGCGAAACCGAGCCGGAGAGCTGATCTCGCTGGCTGCGATCGGGGACCGGGATCGGTGGCGTTGCGGCTTGTGCGGCGGCAGGGTCGCTAGGGATCGGAGCCACCCGGATCCGTTGGCGCCGTCGCTCGATCACATCGTGCCGCTGTCGTTGGGCGGCTCGCCGGATAGCCCGGCGAATCTCCAGCTGACGCATCTGCGCTGCAACCTGGCGAAGCGAGATCGCCCGGCAGGTGAGCAGTTGCGACTCATCGGCTGACCCGGCCCGGGGCGCTCCCCCCGGGCCGGGTCGCCCACCACTCGAGGAGACACCGTGGACGACTACGTCAAGGCGCTGCTCGTCGAGCGCAGCTACCGCGAAGCGCAGGGCCTGACCGCTGCTGTCGCCGAGATCGACGCCGAGCTGGCCCGCTGCGGGCACGTCATCGAGGCGCCGGCCGGTGGACCGGCGGAGAACGCATCCCGTAAGCCGCGTGCGCGCAAGGCGCTCGCCGAGCCTGAGGTCTGATCCGTGCCGGTCGTCTCGTCGATCCATCGCGAAGCGGATCGGCGGGTCGTGGTCGGCGCGTCGGTCACGCTCGACTTCCAGCTGGTCGACGCCGAGGGCGAACCGACCGCTGTCGGCTCGGCGCCCACGATCGGGATCCGGCAGGCCGACGACACCGTCGTCGTCGCTGCGGGCACGGCCACCGTGTCGGCGGGCGGCGGCCGGTACACGTACACGTTGGCGGCACGCACCCGCCCGGAGCTGCTGGCTGTCACCTGGACGACCGGCGGCGTCGGGTTCACCCAGTGGGTCGAGGTCGTCGGCGGGGTGCTGTGGTCCGTCGCCGAAGCGCAGGCCCGGGACACGGCGTTCGCGCAGGGGGCGTGGACCGATGAGCAGATCCGCTCGGCGCGACGCCGAGCAGAGGACGAGTGCTACGCGCTGACCGGCCGTCGCTTCGTCCCCTACTACGTGCAGGCGACGATCGACCCGCTGCATTCGTCGCAGACGCATCTGATCCTGCGTGACTGGGATCTGCGTGCGGTGCGCGACATCACCGAGGTCGACGACGACGGCGTCACGAAGACGGCGTGGACGGCGCAGGAGCTGGCCGAGGTGTCGGCACGCGAGTCCGGTGCGCTGGTGATCCGTGGCGGCGAGTACTGGCCGCACGACGTGTCGCTGGTCGTCGGCTACGAGTACGGGCTCGACCGGGCGCCGGAGGCGATCATCGACGCCACTATCCGCCGTGCCCGCTACTGGTTGACCCGGCCGACGTCGGGGATCCTTGACCGGGCGTCGAGCTACACGACCGACGCCGGCGGCACCTACCGGCTGTTGCAGCCCGGCGAGATGGTGACCGGCGACCCTGAGGTCGATGCGATCTACGCCCGGTGGCGGCGTCCGCTGCTGGGGATCGCATGAGCAGCCTGCCGACTACCCGGGTCGCGGTGCTCGTCCACCTGGCCGACCTGCTGACGTCGGCTGCGGGCCCGGTGCCGGTCACGCCGCACCCGCCGCACAACGAGCTGCGCGACGAGCACATCTTCGCCGGGTTGCTCGACGGCGACATCGCCTACCCGGTGCTGTCCGGCGGCAACGGTTTCCGTGACGACGAGTTCACCGTCAGCTGGTACGTCCACACCTGGCAGCCCGCGTACTCGTCCGGCGCCGACGCGCTGGCCCGTTGCGCCGAGCTGGTCAACCTCATCGAACAGACCCTCGTCGACGAGAACCTGCGCTGGCCCGACCAGCTCGGCGTGATCTCGGCGCTCGCCACCCGGCTCACCGGCCCCGCCGTCGAGCCGCACCCGAACGGAGGATGGTTCGGCTATGCCGCGCTCGACCTCACCGTCCACTGCCGCCTCTCCTGAGGCGGTCCTGATCGCCTGGACCGCCGCCGCCCGGTGGCTGCCCGTCGCCGACCTCGAGGTCGCCGCCGGCGACCAGATCGTCGTGCCCGCTGCGGCCGCCGCCTCGCTCGTCGAGCAGGGCGTCGCCACCCTCGCCTCACCCACCCCGGAGGACTGACCCATGACGCTCCGTTCCGGCCTGAACGCCCAGCTCGGCTTCGCCGCCGAGACGGTCTTCGGCACCCCGGTCACCGTCAACAACTTCGTTCCGCTCGTCTCCGAGTCGGTGAAGCGGTCCGAGGCGTTCGTCGAGTCCGACTCGATCATCGCCGGTCGCACGATGCGCACCGAGAACCAGCGCAACGGCGGCCCCGTGTCGATCGAAGGCGACCTGGCGCTCGAGCTGATGTCGCACGACATGGAGATCCTGTTCCGGCACATGCTCGGCACGCAGACCGGTGCGGGCACGCTGGCGTCGCCGTGGGTGACCACGCCCGGCAGCCTGTCCGGCCTGGGTCTGACCGTGCAGATCGGCCGCCCCGACATCGGTGGCACGGTCAGGGCGTTCACCTACGCCGGCGTGAAGATCGCGTCGTGGGAGATCGCGTGTGCGGCTGACGAGATCGCCACGCTCGGCCTGTCGATCGTCGGCACGGTGGAGGAGACCACGGCGACGTCGCTCGCCACGGCGTCGTTCACGTCGGGGATCCGGCCGTTCAAGTTCAACCACGGCACCGTCACCGTCGGCGGCAGCGCGGTGAACGTCAAGCAGATCACCATCTCCGGTGACAATGCGCTCGACACCGGCCGCCGGTTCCTGGGCACGAAGCTGACCGCTGAGCCGTTCCAGTCGGACCTGCGGACCATCACCGGGTCGATGCAGCTCGAGTTCACCGACCTGACCCAGTACAACCGGTACATCGCGCAGAGCAGCCACGCCGTGGTGCTGACGTTCACGAACGGGACGCAGCAGATCGCGATCACGATGAACGTCCGCTTCGACGGCGAGACGCCGAACGTCGGCGGTCGAGGGATCATCGAGCAGCCGCTGCCGTTCACCTGCTTCGCCTCCGGCGCCGACAGCACTGCGTTCAGCATCAGCCACTACGAGTCGTGAGCGACGAGCGCGCTGTCGAGATCGACTGGTCGGTCCGTGACCTGGCCCGGGTCCGTGGCGCGGTCGCCCGGTTCGGCAAGGAAGCACGCGCCGAGATCAAGGCTGCGAACCTCGACGCCGCCGAGCTCGTCGTCGAGCTGGCGAAGGCACGGGCACGACGCCACGGTGGCGTCGCCCGGCACGTCGCCGACTCCGGCATGTTGCGGGCGAAGGCGACGCAACGAAAGGCCGAGGTGATCCTCGGCCCCGGTGGCCGACGTGGCCCGGCTATCGGCGCCGAGTTCGGCGCTCTGCGCGTCAAGCAGTTCGGCCCGTGGACCGGCAACGACGAACGAGCCGGCACCTTCCTGTTCCCGACGTTGCGTGACGACCGGAAGGACATCGTCGAGGTGTGGTCGCAGCTGATGCTCGACCTCGCCGCCCGAACCGTAAGAGATGCCGCCGCGTAAGGAGAGAACGATGGCGAAAGCACCCCGACCCGGATCCACCCCCACCGCGCGAGCGGAGCGGGAGGCGTCCAACACGATCACGATCGCAGTCGACGGAACCAGGCACACGCTGCGGTTCGACGAGATCACCGCCGCCGACGTGCGGGCGATGCGAGCAGCGACCGGCGAAGGGATCAAGGAGCTGGCCGCCCGGCTCGGCGACTCGCCGGACCTGTGCGACATCGCCACCATCGTGTGGCTCGCCCGCCGTCAGGCCGGCGAGACGACGCTTGCGCTCGCCGAGGTCGACGACAGCCTTCAGTTTGGCGACCTCGACGTCGCCTCGCTGACCGCCGACCCTGCGGAGGCCGACCCCCACCCAAACCCGTCCGGCGACAGCTGAGGCATCTGCTGCCCGTGCTGTCGCGGATCTACGGCCTGCGCTGGGCTGACGTCGAGCACATGCCGGCCGGCGAGCTCGACGCCTACCTCGACGATCTCGACGCGCTGGCGAGGAGCTGACCCGTGGCCGATCCGAAGATCACCGTCGACATCGG